ATATTATACTCAGCTTTCTCTGCTGGAATCAGAAACAGCAACCATGACAATCCGTGATACCACTGGATTAGATAGATTCAAAAATGGTTTTGTTGTAGATAACTTTGCAAGTCTTTCTACTAGTGATACATTACATCCAGATTACAGAGTCTCCATGGATTTTGCTGCTGGAGAACTTAGACCTGGACACTACACAACTCAAGTTCCCCTTGTTTATGGCACAGATTCCCAGAATGTCAAAATATCTGGAGATATTGTAACTCTTCCATATACAGATAGCTTACTGATTGAACAATCATATGCATCTGCTGTAGAAAATGTAAACCCATTTAATGTCTTTACTTATGTTGGAGATCTTAAGTTATATCCAGAATCCGATAACTGGGTAGATACAAAAACTCTGTCTCCACTCAAAGGACCAACTGTAGAAGGAAACTTCTTAACAACTGTTCGTGAATATAATGCAGACCAAAATGGATTCTCACCAATTCACTGGAATTCATGGCAAACTACCTGGACTGGTACTTCTACCAGCGTTTCTTCTGTTAGAGAAGGCGGTGGCGGAAAAGGTGGTAAAGGAGGCGGTGGTAGAATTAGAGAAACCACGACAACCACTACAACAACCAGGCAAGCTAGAACTGGTATTCGTTACAGAGTTCTTCCAATTATTGAAGAGCAGTCTCTGGGAAGCAGAGTTGTTTCAGTTGAGCACATCAATTTTATGCGCTCAAGAAATATTGAATTTACTGTCAAAAAAGTAAAACCAAGAACAAAGTTCTATGCATTCTTTGATGGTATTGCACTTCCAACTGCTAACGTTACTCCAAAGATTATTGGGTTGGTTAAGGATCCAGCAACCGACGCTAAAACTAATAGCATCCCATTCCAAATTGGAGAAACTGTATATGTCAAGGATGCGAATGGTCAATTTAGATTTAAAGCTAGAGCAGTAGCTCCTAATGAAGGATACAATATCAATCCTTTAGATGGAAGTGATATTTCTACGATTAGTGATTACAAATCAAACTTAAATTACATCAACATCGATACTAAATCTCTGTCAGACCAAGCAAAGGGTGCTTTCTTTGGTTCCCCTAAATTGAATGATTATATTGTTGGGGAAACCTCTGGTGCTATTGCAAAAGTATCTGATAAATCACTCATCTCTGATACCGCAGGTAATCTGAGGGGTGCATTCTTCCTTGATGATCCAAACGTAGATGGCAATTTGAAGTTTAAGACTGGTACTAGACTCTTTAGACTTACTGATCAATCTGATGATACTCGTGTACAGGGAGTTTCGGATTCATCTGCAGAAGCAGAGTTTGTTTCTTCAGGTCTTCTTCAAACTCAGCAAGAGACAATAATTTCGGTCAGAAATGCACAGGTAACTTCTGAAGATCTCAGAGAAGAAAGAACTCTTGTTAGCACAAGCTCAAGCACAAGATATGTTGATCCTCTCGCTCAGACTTTCCTTGTCGATACTGCTGGTCTTGAAGGAGGAGTCTTCCTGAGCAAAGTTGACATTTTCTTCTTCACTAAAGATTCTGAAATTCCAGTTTCTTTAGATATCAGAACCGTAGTGAATGGAACACCAACTCAATTAATTCTTCCATTCTCCAAAGTAGTCAAGCAACCAAATGAAGTTTTCACATCAGATAATGCATCAACTCCAACAACATTTGTATTTGAATCTCCCGTCTATATTCCATATAGATCTGAACATGCTATTGTTCTGACATCAGATTCAAACCAATATAAGGTATTCATCTCTGTTCTTGGACAAGATGCTATTGATGCTGCTCATGCTGGAGAAAAGATTTCTGAGCAACCATATATCGGTGTTCTGTTCAAGTCACAAAATGCATCGACTTGGACTCCAGATCAGTATCAAGATCTGATGTTCAAGATTTATAGAGCTGCGTTCGTACTTCCAACAACAGCATCTCCATCAAGACTCGTTTTAAATAACGCTCAGCTTGGAGAGTCAAATGGTGGATTCCTTAGACTGCTTCCAAATACTTTCCAATTAACATCTGGTAGTGATGAGATTAGAGTATTCCATTCTAATCATGGTATGCAATCCAACCTGAACTATGTTTCCGTTAGTGGCGTAATTTCAGAGGTTGCAGACACTCAAATTAATATGGCAGGTGGATTTGGTACAACCGCTTCTCAGTTGACAGTTGATAATGCTGCAGATCTGCATACAACAATTGGTGGTAGTGCAGTAAGCTCTACAAATCCTGGATTCTTAAGGATTTTAGGAACTGCTGAAGACGGAAGTGGAGATGAAATTATCGCATATGAGTCTATCGCTGGTAACGTTGTTAACGTAGTTGGGCACTCCGTTGGCACAGTAACTGGAAGAAACTGGAGTGCAACTGGCGGATCTGGTAGTTCAATTGGCAAATCTCATGCAGATGATACTGTAGTTCAGTGCTACAATCTCGCTGGAATTCCATTAACTCTGATCAATACTACTCATAACTCTTCTACTGGTGGACTGCTTACTGTAAATAGTCCACACTCATATAAGTTAAAGATTACTGGTAAGACTGCTGGTAAGTCAATTAGCTCTGGTGGTCCAAACATTAGAGTATCTCAGAATATTCCTTGGGATGTTCTGACACCACAAGTTCAATCGCAAGTTCAACCACAAACTTCGATTGTTTCTAGAGTTCTTGCTACAAGTGGAACTTCGTCTGGACCATTCCCATCTGGTGCTTCTGCAGAGACTTCATTTGTGAAGGATACTACTTATTCTGATGTAACTCTTGGTGAAATCAACTACTTTGCAGCAACCAAGGTTATCGCTTCTGAAATTAATGAAATCAACAATATGAATAGTCAGAAATCATTCACTATAGAAATTGATATGAATAGTGAAGTTGATAACTTATCTCCAGTGATTGACCTTGAAAAGTGCTCTATCATTACTACTGCAAATGTTATCAACAACATCACACCATCTAAACAGATTGGTGGAGAGTGTGTTGCAAACTACATCACTAGAGTTGCTAGACTTGATAAGAGCTCCACTGGATTAAGAGTAATGTTAGCTGCTAATACATTTACTCCATCCAATATTGTTCTGATGTATAAGTTAGTTCCAGTTGGATATGGTGGAAACCTTGACGATCTCGATTTTGAATTCTTTAACGTTGATGGTAGACCAGATAGCGGTCAAATTATTGCACAAAACAACCCAGATATCTTTACCGACTTTGAATATACATTAGAAGATGTAAGTAGCTTTGATGCTTTCCAGATTAAGATCTCTCTGGTTGGTTATTATCAACCATATATACCTAGAGTAAAAGATCTGAGAATAATTGCGCTGGCATAATGGAAGAAAAAATTATTGATTTAATCCCTGTCGAAGGACATGCAAACTTTGGCAGGGATCCTGATTCTAATGCAATTTTGAACACTGATAACAGTGGATACGATGCTTATATTAGAGCAAGAGAAGCAAGCAGAAAAAAAGATCAAGAATTAGACTCACTTAAACAAGATATTGCAGAGTTAAAAGAGATGATGAAAGTGATCGTCTCTGAACTCCATAAATAAGATTGAGCTAAATACTATAAGGAATTCTTTAGAGAATGGCTTCTGCAGTATCCAATCTTTTGATCTACCAAGGTGCCGATTTCATTACCGATTTCACAATCGAGAATGATAACGGTACATTATTTAATCTGACTGGATATACAGCAGAATGCAAGATCAAGAAAAATTATACTAGCAGTACTTCTGTTACTGTTAATGTTCAGATTTTAAATCCGCCTACTGCTGGACAAATCCAACTTGGTCTTGGACATACAATTACTACCGCTATGAAACCAGGTAGATATGTTTATGACGTTGTTATTACTTCCATTACTGGTCAAAAAACTAGAGTTTTGGAAGGAACAGTAAGCGTTCTAGAGGGAGTGACACTCTAATGGCAAGACTCAGATTTGGTGATCAATCGGTTCCAAGAGTTACTAGAGTCGCTGCGGGTGGCGGTGGAGGAAGTGTCGGAGGATTATCCGACGTTGACCTTACCGATACTTCTCAAGGAGGATTAAATGAAGGAGCGGTTCTTGTTTATGATCAAGCAAACAGCAAATTTGTTGCAACAAACGTTTTAAATCACATCACTATCAACGGGGGTAGCTTCTGATGGCGTCATCCATCCTTATTAAAAGAAGTACTGGGACGACGGCTCCAGGTACTATTCTATACGGTGAACTTGCCGTAACTCAAAGTGGAACTGGTACTCAGGCAAACCAGGGTGACCGTCTTTTTGTAGGAGATAACAACGGTTCTGCACAGGTAGTTGGCGGTAGATACTTCACTGACATGATGAATCATGTTCATGGAGTTCTCACTGCAAATTCGGTAGCTATTGTAGATAGCAATTCAAAAATTGATAACTGGTTGGTTGATGATATTCAACTCAACGCAAATGTCATCACTACCAGCACTACAGATACTGATCTCATTTTCCGTGCTAATGGAACTGGTAAACTTGTCATCGAAGATGGTCAAGAGCTTGAGTTTGGTACATCTGGAGATGTAGAATTTGTTTACACTGATGCTGATGGTACTCTCGATATTAAGCGTGTAACAGGAACCCCCGACCTGAGAATCGCTGATGATATGAGACTGTACTTCGGTACAAACAAGGATGGTAGTATTCGCTATGATGAAGCGACTCTTGATAAATTAAGAATTGATGGTGCTGATTGGGAATTTGATAGTGGTGTCGCAATCAAACTCGCAGACACTACAGCTTCCACAAATTCAACCACTGGTGCATTAACTATTGCTGGTGGTGTTGGTGTTGCAGGAAAAGGTTCATTTGGATCTCTGTTAGTCGAAGGAAATGCAACTATTGGAGATACCGCTGGTGATACTCTCACAGTTGCATCAGCAACAACCTTTAACGGTCCAGTTACCTTTAATGGAACTCAAACCCTAAATGCAACAATCAATCAGACTGGTCAATTTAATATTGATCAACTGAGAATGGATGGTAATGTTCTGTCAACTACTTCTGGCACAGAACTGATTATTGACCCCTTCCCAGCTGGAGGAGATGCTGGTGGTTTGGTTATCATCAAAGGAGATCTTCAAATTGATGGTACTACCACCACCGTTAACTCGGCAAACATGTCAGTTAACGATCCAACCATCGAACTCGCTGATCCAACTAAAGTATTAACGGTTACTGCCAACGCTACTAGCGGAGCAACTTCTTTAGTTGTTGATAAGGTTGATGGTCTTAGTGCTGGAGATGCAGTTTCTGGTACAGGGATTGCTGCTGGAACAAATATCCAATCAATCAATACTGGCACCAAAACATTAACTCTTGATGCTGCAATCACTGCAGGTATTAGTTCTGGTGACTCAATTACAGTAACTAGAGAAGCAAATGATGCTCTTGATCGTGGTGTAAAAGTTCACTACTACACTGGATCTGCATCTAAGTTTGGATTTTTTGGTTATGATCGCACTGGAGGCGCTGATGGTCTTGGAGCCTGGACATTTATTGAAGATGCTACAGACACCAACGGTATATTTGGCGTAACTGGTAACCGTGGTACTGTTGTACTCGGAGATCTTGAACTTGATACCGATCTTCAAGTTCAATTTGGTGGAACTGGTCGTAGCATATTTACCACAAATGGAATTGTTTATGGTAACAGTGCGAATGGTCTTCTTGTAACAGAAGCTGCCAACATGGTATCTCCTGGCACTGGTAATGATACCACAACTTCATATCAAATTCTCACCGTTACTTCAGCTGGAGTTCCAGTTTGGACTTCAACCATCGATGGTGGAACATTCTGAAAATTAACACTATGAACGTACAAATTGTTATTGCAACATTACAGAAAAAAATTTCTGATTTGACTCTGACAAATGTAATGCTGGAAGCTCAAATTTCCGATCTACAAAGTCAGTTAAATAGTATCAAAGAACAACAATCTACTGAGAATGCTATAAATGGCAGCGGAATCAACGAGAATCAAACTCAAAAGATCGACGACGGCGGCAGTAGTACCGACGACTTCTAACCTCGCAGATGGCGAAGTAGCGGTTAATATTGCTGATAGAAAGATCTATGTAAGAAATGGAGCAAATATAGTTGAGGTTGCTAACCAAAAACCCAATACGGGTGAGGTTACAACTGCTATGCTTGCCACGGATATTACGAATGGTCCTGGGCAAACATACTATGTCTCAAAAAATGGTTCCGACTCAACACTTTTAGGAAGCACTGGTGCTAATGGAAAGCACCCAGATACTCCATTCTTAACTCTTGCTAAAGCTCTCAGCACAGCAACTTCTGGCGATACTATTCATATCTCTACTGGAACATATACAGAGACTTTTCCTTTAACTGTTCCAGATGGAGTTACAATTAGAGGTTCTGGTCTTAGATCTGTTTTAATTCAACCATCACCATCAACAAAATCACAAAATGGTTTTGTTTTGAATGGAGACACAACTGTTTCAGATCTGACAATTGGTGGTATTCAGTATGATTCTGGAAACGATCGTGGATATGCATTTGTTTGTGCATCAAACTGGGATTCTACTCGTAGTGCTTATGTAGAAAGAGTTACTGTACTTAATAGGGGTAGTGTAACTTCTTTGAGTGATCCATATGGTTATGCTCAAGGAGACGCTGGTCGTGGAGCAAAACTTGATGGTGCAGTATCATCATCAAACTCCTATGAAGCTGCAGTTCTTTTTAATGAGTGTACTTTCTTCACACCAAATCAAATTGGTTTATATTTAACTAATGGTATTAGAATTGAGGCACTGAATTGCTTCTTCTATTTTGCATCAGAAGCGATTACGGGTATTTCTGGAGCGACTGGTGTTGCAGGCGCTGGTAGGACACGTCTGAAGTTGGGAGGAGTATCTGGT